TAAAGTCAATGATAGACAACACACCGTCAAACTCAGCAATACAATCAACTCTTCCTGCTACTCCATACTTATCACTATATAGACCAGCTTCCTGAGAGCGAATGTTATCAACACGATTTAACATACTATCTCTGAGTTGAGTAAACAAAGCGTGTGGTAAAAACTTTTCTTTGTGTTTTTCCATATCCTCATTGTTTAGATAGTCTTCACACATATGATGGACAGCAGTACCTCGTGCGGCTGCTGTCCTTGCAATGTAGTTTGCTACCTCTTCACCAACGCGTTTTCTCCATTCAAACAAACCTTGCTTGTTTCTAACAGAAAGAACTGTAGTGATAGATGGATACATATTTCCATCTGGTGTTTCATAAAGACGCGTTCCATCTTTATTTCTCGCTTTTATATCCTGTAAATCTACAGGAACATGATTAAATTTTTTCATATTATCCTAATATTTTTCCTAGTGTGATAGGCCCTGCAACACCATCTGGTGATAGACCATTTTCTGCTTGCCAATTTGTTAATGCCTTTTCAGTACCGAAACCAAATACACCATCTGCAGGACTTAGACCTAAGGCCTCCTGTAGAGCTTGAACTGTGGGCCCTGTCATGTTAGGCCGTGTTCTGCGTAGAGTTTCATTTGTACCTACATCTGGAAATGTGTTGTAATGACCACCTAAGACTTCCATGGCGTGCTCATAGTGTGATATACGGTCTTCTAGGCCAATGTAGCCACCATTAATACGTTTGGTAAGTGTTTTCATATCATAAGAGTCTGCATAACTATTCAGTTTATTTGTTTCCCAATACCAACAAGCACTAGCCAACGCACCCTTTTTTTCACGAACATATTCTGTTGCTTCTTCCGCTGACATATCATATGTGTTACCAAAGGCAGTATAGTTTGCTCGACCTGTTAGTTGCAGAATACCACCGCCCCTAAACATCCAACCATCACCAGAATCAGTATCACCATTATCCATACGATCTGCATAGATTACATTTGCAATTTCTTCTGGTTCTCTATGATAATCTTGTGCGTGCCTACCAGCATTCTTAAAATACTTTGGAAAAATCTTGTTTAAAGCATCTGCACTATAATTTAAGTTTTCTGATAATACTTTAAAGTTATTTGATTCGTGACCACATTGTGCAATGAATGCAGCAACACGAGCTTCTGTGATAATACCATATTGTGGTAGTACATGACACATAGCGTCATACCACTCTTTTGATTCAGAATTGCCCTTGAGCATATCCTCAACTTGTTCTAAAGTAAAATCAAATTTAAAATCTTCTACTGACATTATTCTAACCCTATTCCTAATTTTGTTTTTTGTATTAGATAATTTCTTACGAAACCAGAACGAACTATGTCACCAATATCAAATTCACAACAATTAAACTCATCCATCTCTTGAAGAATTTGTAAGAAATTCATTAGACCATTTTTTTCGTTAGTTTTCGTTAAATCTGTTTGACCAAAATCTCCACAGAATACAATTTTAGAATCTTGTCCTACCCTTGTAATAATTGTATCTAGCTCATGGAAGTTTAAGTTCTGACATTCATCTACAATAATGATTGAATTATCAAAAGTTAATCCCCTCAAGAAAGATGTTGACAAGAAGTAAAAACTACCTTGTGATTTTAATCTATCATACAACATACTAAATGCTTGTTCGTTTGGTTGTTCAAACATAAACTGCATCATGTTAGAATATGGTACTTGATACAATGCAGCCTTGTCTTCTTCATCTCCTGGCAAGAAACCTATCTCTCTTGTAGGTATGAGAGAACGAACTACGATAACTTTATCGTATGGTGTATCATTTTTAAGTACATCTTGCAATGCAAGGTACAATGAAATAAAGGTTTTTCCAGTTCCAGCACAACCAAATAGAAATTGATTTAGTCCTTGTTTCCAAGATTCAAATACTAATTTCTGACTGTCGGTTACTGGTTTTACATTGGAAAGTTGATTGTAAGTAATGTCTTTTTGTTTCGCCATAATATATCCTTATATAGAGAGTGGAGTAGTAGTGGTAATTCGTAGAAACCACTATCTACCCCTTATATGGAAGCTGTGAACATATTATGTTGCGTTCCATACAGTTGTATTTATATTAATATAAACCTGTAGATTTGTTTTTTTCATAATGTTTTGTAACATTGTGACCTTCAACATCTATAAGTTTATGTTTTTTTGCTATGTTCTTTACCTTAATATTCTTGTGTGTACCACTACTACCAAATCGTTCGGCAAGAGGTGAGTTTGGATGTGCTTCTGAAATCCTTGACATGGTTTCTTTAAAACCACCATCTGATTTTACACCATTACCAGATACTATGGCTGGTGCAGTAATTACTTTTTGGTAATGAGGATTTTCTTCTAAGAAATCTTGAAGTTGACCCCAAGAACAAATAGTATCAAAATACTCATCTTTATCATTATCTTTTATTGTGTATGTTGGCATTTTCTTCTTTCAAGTTTTCTACTTCTTCTAATAATTCTTTGTTACGTTTTAAAACATTATAGTATGCATTAGTCAGTTCTGCCATGTCCATCTCGAACAATCTACCTCTAGTGTCATCAAAAACGCCTTCTTCTCTTAATCGCCTACCCATGTATTCATAATATCCTTCTCTATGTACCATTCTGGTTTACTCCTATTTTTCCAACTCGCAAAAGAGTTCTTCTCAACTATATAGTAGTTTCTATAAGCAAGTATAGGATTGTGTTTTACCTTACACTCATCTGGCATACATTGAGGTAGTGGTGTTCCTTTAATCTTAGGAATATTCTTTGGTGGTCTTATAAGTGTAATAGATGGTTTAGTTGAACCATGTATTTTACCATAACGATATGTATACTCTGCAAGTGTAGCCATATAGATTCTATACATCTGATAATAATTCTCTACGGATTGACGAACCCATATTGCAGATGGGTGATTGACATGAGAAGCTTTGTATAATATATCTTCTCGTTCATCATCTAATCTCCATCTTTTAATCTTACGATTATTTTCAGTTTTACCTAGATACATTTCTCCATCTAACATTCTATGTGCAGTTGACATAAGTTGTGCATACTCAATTGGCATCTTGACAACGTGTTTATCAATATGCCACTTTGCATTTTGGATAGGGTCTTCATGTAAATAGAATATGTTCATTACTTTTCCCATCTATAAAATATGTGGTCACCGATCTCCACAGTTTTTGTTTTAGTTTGAGCCCATGCTGGTGTTACATAATCTGCATGATAATGAGTTGCACCATCAGTAATATCTAGTATTCTGATACCTTTAATTAAAGATACATATGATAGATTGTATATCTCTTTATATATCTTTGCATCTTTTTTATATACTACATCTTTCTTACCATCACAATACCATGAAAATTGACATCTGTGTCTGATAGGATAGTAAGTTCCATTCTTCTTCCAAGACTCCCTTGTAGGCCCTTGTTTAACGACTTCACAGATAGTATCTGGAAACCTTTTGTCCTTTACTCTATTCAATGTTACTGAAATAACTGCACTCCAACCAGCAGTTCCTTGATTTCTAGATTCAAAATAAACATTCTCTGCAAGACAAGTTGCTTGAATTGGGTCTACACCAACAGTCTTTGGTTTTTCAGTTGGTAGTGATGGATCACCTATTGCAATACCCATCATAACTATTATTTCATTTAAACTAAGCATTGATTATTTCCATCCATTTTCGTTCCATTCTATTAACAAAGTTTCTTGCATTGCATAAGCTTCTATTTCCCAAGGCAAATCCATATAGTCTGAAACAAATACATTTTTATCAAGTGCTATCTTTTTTATTTTTTCAGACTCTACTTTATCCATATTTGAAAAATTCGTTAGACCAATATGAACTTCATCTTTCCATCTTTTTGCTTTACCATTTAGTTCTTTTAGTTCACCTTTGAACTGTTGTTTAACATGAACTAACTCGTGCAATACACAAGTAATGAAATCATCACCTTTTAATCTTTTATCAATTTCGATATGAGAAGCATTTCTATCAATCTCCAGACACCAACCTTGAACATTACCCTCTATTTTACAAAGGTCAAATTCAATATTATAAGACTTGAATCTATTGAAAAACTTCATACAGAACCAGCCAGTAATATTGTGAACTAATTGTCTTTGTTCTTTAGTTCCACCATTTACTATAACGAACTTATCCATTAACTAATATTCCACTTCACTTCAACTTTACCTTTTTTCAAACAATCTGCAAGATACTCAATATAATTGATTGCAGACCTCTTTTCATCAGAAGCACCCTCAGTCAAATTAACAACTGCATCTTCAAGATTTTGAATCATAGACTTTTCTGCCTCTCCAAAATTCATAATAAACTGACCATCAGAACTTTCAACTGACATTTTCTTATCTTTCCATTCTTGAAAAAAATAACCCATTATATAGCACTCCCATATTTAATATTTTTTGGTTTTTCACCAACTGCATTGATTTCATCAACATAATTGTTCCAACCCTCTGACCAAAGCTTCATTGCATCTTCATCATTTGCAAATCCATTTTCACTTGCAAAGTCCATTGAAGAACCAGCATAAACATCATCAACAGAACCTTTTGTTCTTAGTGCATAAGTAATCATCTCTGGAGTCTTACCCCATGCAACCAACTCACCAACTTCAGTACCATACATTTGAATACCACCTTTATGGGCATTAATGAACCTAATTGGATTATTCTTTCCAGAAGTATCTTGCATTTTAAATGTCTGATGAATACTTAGTTCTTGATTTTTTTGATTTTTCATAATTATTTCTCTCTCTTTATTGTTTATACTTATAGTATATACTAAAAAAGGGGGTCTGTCAACCCCCCTAAATTTTCCCAATGATTTCAAGTACTTACAGTACATCACGTTTTCATCATATGTTCATTTGGGAAAGTGATTCGCACAGCATTAAAGTTGATGAGAGAGAGAGGTGCTGTGCGAATCAAACTCATTATTCCATACACCCTTGTCTTAGGCCTTCTGTGATACATGGGTCTTCCATATATCCAATAAACATAACACAACCTATTACAAGAGTTATTAGTAAAAAACCATTCATTGACATCATTTCAATTCTCCTACAAATATTCTGGGCCAGTCCAATTAATATTGAAACCACCCTCTAAAACATTACCTCTTGGTGCATTTCTAGCAGGAGCATTAAATCCAGCAGCCTTTAGAACATCACCTTTTTTGAACTTCTTGTCATCATTTGTGTTAACAACAAAACCCCAAACTTGACCCATTCGATCTGGCGTATGTTTAGACATTCTACCAATCTTGATATATTTCTGACCCTTTTTAATCATAAACCCAGCACGAAACTCATCAGAGGTTCTATATGTTAAATCCATTCTATTATAGTCATGTGCAGCAGCATCTAACATATTGTTAATACCATCTTCAATCTTTTCAAACTTCTTTTTAATCATAGTCATATTATTTTCTTTCTCTCTGTTATTCTTTATCTTACTTAATTATAATAACAGAAGATTGAGGTAATGTCAAGTGTGTTCGTAAGTATTTGTTTTCACTACGTTTTTCGAGGTGATTTCCTGGGCTATCTTCTGTATTTTCTAAAGGTTGCGAATCACTTACTTTCCAAGTCTGTGATGGTTTCCTTTGAGAAAATACAGTTCTATAGATAGGGGTAACTTTCATTATCCGTTTGCAAGTCCACCAGCAGATGGGTATTCTTCAGCTTTAAAATCTTCATCCCAACCAAATGCTTCCTTTACAACATTTGCAGATAAACCTTTATAGATTTGATGTAACTTTTTATCTTTTGCATTGACAAGAAGTTTTGCTTCACTTTCGTGTAGACCCTCTAACATCTGAAAGAACATATTTTCTTTTTGAAGTTGTTTTGTTCTATTATCTGCACCTTTGATGAAATGCCATAGTTTTTTTGATTCTTGTATCAACAACGTATGATTCGTTCCAGCAGGAGCATCATTGGGTGTGTAAGGAACTTCTCCCTCTGGAAAGACCCATTCTATCTTTGGGTCAAACGCAGCTTTCAAAAACATCTTCAATGAATCTGATTTGTATTGTCTAAGAAAATCAATCTTCTGATCCTTAGTTTTTGCCTTATGTACTTTTTCTAGTATCTCCGAAAAGAGTGGGTAGTATGTTTCTTGCATTTAAAATTCTCCAATTGTTTCAGTAAGATTTTTTAATCTTGTTTGTATAAAATAATTTAATAATTTACTTCTATCACCAAATGTCGCACCATCATAATCATCTAATATTTCCTTTTCTAATTCAGCAGGAATATTATCTAAGTTAATAAGTTTATCATTTCTTTGGTAATTTCTTTTGACTTCTTCAGGCAAATCATCTATATGTATATCCAACCAAGTCTCAATCTTCTTTCTTCCTAAAGGTCTTTGTCTTATACTATCTACGAAAGTATTATCTGGCGATAGAACATTTGGTACTCCATCACTAGTGTCGCCTTTAAGTATGTGTTCTTTTATATAGGTAGTTGGATTATGGTCTTTTACAAACTTCTTTAGTATTGGACTATACTGTTTTACCTTTGGATATTTGTGTAACTGAATAAAATCTTTATCTCCAGACACAATCATAATATTTTCATCTTGATTATTCTTACATAGAGTTGCAATAATATCATCAGCCTCTGCACCATACACTTCTAAGTACTTGTAAGGTAAGTTTTCTTTGAACTCTGTTTTAATCTTGTTAAGAAGACCAAAAATATTATCCCATTTTTGTTTATCGTTTTCTCTACCTTTTTTACGACCAGCTTTATATTGTGGAAAAACTTCTCTCCTCCAATAATGTCTAGAATCATAAGTAAGAACAACTTCCCCATACTCTTTATTAAACTGTGTTCTATACATGCGAATAGAGTTAAGTATCATATGTCTTATCATACTCTCATCTAGTTCATCACTTTTTCTCATTCTCATATCCATCATCACACTTGCTAGTGAGATTTGGTTCATATCAATTATTATCATTATTCACATTATAATGAGCGTTAAAACTCATACTCCTTCTTTCGCCGTCAACATAAAATGGGTATACTGAATGTTTCAACCATGACGGAAATAT